CTCAGTTGTTCTGATCTTTCTATGTCTTGTTGTAGTACACCCTGTGACTGTAATTCTTTCCTTCGCTGTTCTGAGGCATTACGATCTTGTATTTCTTTTATTTTGGCCTGGTGTTGTGTCTCCAGTTTCTGTCTCAGTTCCGCGTATCTCTTGTCCAGATGCTGTCTGCCAGCATAGTAGTCATCCAGTATCTTCAATCTGTTTTCAAATGAATTTCTTTCTCGCTGTTCTTCACTCTGTAGTGACTCTTCCAGTTGTTCAAATTTCCGCCTCAACTGTTCAGCCTGTTTTTTCAATTCTTGTTGGTTGGTCTTGTCTTGTGCTTTGTCTTTCTTGGCAGTTGTGGCGAAACCATCATCTGCTGTGGCACCTTCTAATTCTCTGTTCTTAATGATCAATGCATCTATGGCTTTGATTTGTTCTATTAGTGCGGCTGTGACGCCATCTGCTTTGATCTTAGTAAGATCTATGCTCACACCCAAACCTTCAAAATGTGTTTTGCCAAATTCACCAATTATTTCATTTTGTTTGTGTATATCCGCCAATGATGTGTTTAATCTATCGCTGGCATTGTGCATATCTTCTACTGCTTTTGTGGCCGCGTCCATTTGTTCTTGGCTCAACAAGCCCACTGCATTCATACCTTTGGCTATAGCACCATACATAGTGCCCAAACCACCAATCACATCACCAATCAATCCTCTGATTGTGTCAAACACACCTGCAATGAAACCCACGATCAGTTTGCCTTTGCCACCCAACATTAAGAATCCTATAACACCAAGAGTGTCTATGGGTGGTGGTAATGATCTTACAAAATTGACCAGGTTGGCTATTGATTTACCAATGAAATCAAACACTGGTTTCATTGAATCCAATATTGATGCCGCAAACAACAGGGTTTTAACTGTGGCTGATACCACTGCGTCACCCACTCTGCCTGCCGCCTGTTCCATCTTGCCAAAATTGGCCTCTAATGCCTCATTCACTGTCTGCACAGTGGCTTTGAGTGCGTCAAAAGGACCTGAGTCCATGACCTGTTTCTGGAAGTTGAAGAACTTGTCACCTATCATTGACAGCGTACCATCAAATGTTGTGGCCATCTTTTTGGATTCACCGGCTATACTGACCGTACCTTCTCTGAATGCTGTTAATATTAGGTCTCTAGATTCTTGTGCTGAGTATTGCACACCTTCTTGGAAACCAAGCATACTTTTAACTGCTCTGTCTCTGAAAAGGTCCGCCGCACCAATACCTGCTGAGAATGTTCTCTGTAGTTGTAGTGCCACAGTCTGGAAGTCCAGTCCAGATGCCGCCGCAATATCACCTGTTATGGCCAGTAATTCATTTAGTTCTTCTGTGCCATTGGCCACAGCCAATAGGCTGGGAGCCGCCAACTGTATGTCTTGCAGTTGGAAAGGAACAGTGCCAGCAAAGTCAGATAGTATTGACATGGCCTTGCTGGCCTCTTGTGTGCTACCCGTCAATGCCGCCAATTGGAATTTTAGATTTTCAATAGTTCTGGCAGTCTGGAGGAATCCACCGGCAAATTTCACACCACCGATGGCGGCCGCCACACCTATTATGGTTCTCTGTAGATTGCTGAAACCTCTGTTGAGACCACCCACATTTCGTTCAACGCCTGACAGGCTTCTTTGAACTTGCGAAAAGGCATTCTGTGTTTTATTAACGCCTTCTAGTATTAACTGCTCTCTTATGGGCATCTCTTTTCTCCTGCTTGGCCTTTTTGTTAAGGTATGCCAACCACCCTTTAAATTCTATTAGGGACATCTCCATCACCTGACTTACCGTAATGTGTAAGTGCTCAGCGAGGGCGAAAAAATTATATAATTCGCCGTCCCGGTTTAGTTTTTTTCTATGTCCTCAATGGAATCAGCACTGGCGTTGTTTAGTATGCCCGCCACTCTGATCAGAACCTGTGGATCTGCTTGGTTCAGCAGTTCAATCCTGTCCAGATCTGTGAAGATTCTCTTGCCTTCTTCATTTAACGCTTTGAGTATTATAGATTCAACCAGTGCTTCCGCTGTCTTGCCAGTCTGTGTCAAGTTCATTATCTTGGCTTCAGTGACCATGTTGGCAGTTGCCCTGTAATAGATGTCACAGTCCCATTCATCTACATGGTATTTGAATAAGTTTCCAGCAAGTTTGGCCTTGAAATGAGCCAACGCCCGTTGTTTTACTGTTTGATCTTTTGTTTTGTCCGTATCAGTCATCGTAGTCTTCTCCTTTTTCATTATCTTGAAAGTCTTCCTGATTGTAGCCTACCCGTTTGTGAGATCTTACGGCTCACTAACCTGGTAGTAGGTTTTAATATACCTTGCGGTGCCTGTTTAGAACGACCTTTTTCCAGTTGCTCTATGTAAGGCACAGAATTTTGCACTTCGAAACCAGTTTTGGTGGGCTTTTCAGTCCATGACTTACGAGCCCTACCAGATCTAATCGGAGTGTTCTGTTTTGCAATGGTAAGAGTGTTCTGTGCGATCCGTGAAAAAACTGCTTCCACTGCCTTGGTCAAGTCGGCAATGTTGGCCTTGTTTGCTCTACGGATTCGCAACATAAGGTCTATCCTTATGCTGTAACTACTGCGTCAGCGTCATTCATTATCAATGCGTCAGTGCCTTGTGCAGAGAATGAAGCCTCTACTGCGCCGTCCACTGAACTTGATATTGAGAATGAAGTCATGATAGCATTACCATAAAACGCTTTACCATCTGAAGCACCAACACCTGCTGGATACACTTTGAATTGTATTCCTGTTGATCCACCACCTGCGTCCATGGCACCTTCCAAAGCGGCTTGACCGTTTGTGTCGTCGCCGTCAAAGTATAGGTCACCTGAGATTGTGAAACTTGTTGGTCCTGCTTTGTAAGTTGCGTTCACTGATGTTGTTGAATCACCAGAAGCCTGCATGGCTGTGGTCTCAATGGTTGCTTGGCTCTGTTCGATCGTAAATGATCTTACTTCAGCAACATTGTTACCACCCACTTGAATGACACCTGCGTGTCCTGTAAATGTGCTCATTTATTATTCCTCCGAATTGTTTTGATCCTGTTCTTTTGGTTCAACATTGATTGGATCACTATCAACTTGAACATCTTTGATCGACAGTTTGGCTTTGGATTTTTTTGGCTTTGTGTCTTTGTCTGAGTGTTTTTGCCACTCTTCAAAAGATACCAATTTCACCTCACCATCAACTATAATTTTTCTTTTACTCATTAAACTGTTCCTCGTGTGTATTTATATAAAACTTGGTAGTTTATATCAATTCTGGCTATGGGGAACTGATCACCTTCATCTGTTGTGATGTTGGTTATCGAACTGTTCATACACAGATTGTTTCGCTTACGATCTGCTTCCAATGCCTCTTCTATGGCTTCAATGAGATTGTTCCTCTCAGTGTCCATATTCTGTTCACCTTCTGCTTTGATGAATCCTGTGATGGTGTAGTCAATACGACCAAATCTTGATGTGCTTGATGCCATTGATTCATCAGTACGCTCTTCCTGTCCGGATCTCACAAACACCGCTGGATACTGCTTGTCTGACAGATCTATAGCGGTTGATGGCTGTCTTGAAACAAATCTGATCGTGACTGGGTTTGTGACTGACTCCAACACTGCCACTATGTCGTTTGCTATCTGTTCTCTAGTGTTGGCCATCTATCTCACCAATCTGTTGTAGTGTACTGGTTGTTTCTCTGAATCTGTGACAGAACCATCATTATTAAAATCGTATTCTGGTCCATCTCTGAGGATGTAATTTATTTCTTCCTGGAATCTGGCCCTGTAGTATTCCATCTTCTCTCTGAACACATCACCATCTGGCGTGAATTTTGATAACTTTGGTAATATGTAATAGGACAACACATGGTAAACTGCGGCCCTTGTGAACTGTGATTCTGTTAATTTTGTGGCATCCATTTCCACGGATGTTGTGGTAGTTCTGTATTGGTCAAGCACATTACGGTGTCTTGGCCACCAGTCAATCCTTAAAATTCTTTCAATGTCTGCCTGTGTCTTTGCGTGTTCGTCAGCAAAGCTCTGGATACCATATGTGTGTATGTCTGGTTCGTATGCTAAAACATCTGTGTCTGTGCTCATCGCCATGGTTGTATCTCCTTGAGTTTATGGGGAGCCGAAACTCCCCATAATATTTGCATTATTAGTTTGTAAGTGCGTCTGATGTCATTTTAACACCATATTTCGCTGTTGCAGTATCATCAAATAATTCTGCTACACCGTATCTTGCTGTTGCAACCACTTCTTCTGCTCTTAGAGATGCGTTTCTTTGCATTTCAATGTTTAGGTCGTTTTGCATAGCAACACCAAAACATTCTGCTGAGAACACAGCACCAACGGCATCATCTGATACATCCACTGCTACATTGTTTGATTCAAATATTTGAATACCAGCAATAGTACCAACATAACCTTGTCTTAGTGCTTCATTACCTAAGTCAGTGATGTTTTGTGCACCTGAGAAAGTGTTAGTTAATGCTTTTTTAACATTGTAGATTGCTTTTGGATGGAACACACCGTAGTACATACCTGGAGCATTGTTGGCTCTTAGTTCAGCCGCCGCTTGGAACATATTTTCAATTGTTAGTTCCGCACCAGCACCTGGACCTTTTTCTACTGATAAGCTTGAGAACAGAGCAGTTAAGTCTGTGTCCATTTTCTTAGCAATAGCGTTACCAAAAAGTCTTCCCAAGTGAGCTACAACATTTTGCTCTGATGTGTCTCTGATGAAGTCAGTCAAGTTAGTCATGATACCAACTTCTTTTAGTGTGATGTTTTTAGTTGTTGTAGTGATTGATTGATCTGCTGATGTACCTGATAGGTCAGTGCCTTCAGCAATATCTTCTGCAGTCAATACAGGATAGATCGGCACCTGTGCCACTTTACCTGTGTTGTTTGCGATTGTGTAATTTCTAACCAGGCCTCTCATCACAGATTGCTCATTGGCAGTGAATAATGCTTCTTGAACAATAGGTGAGATTAAACTGGCTAAAGATGTAGTTGTTGAATTTGCCATTGTTATGGTCTCCTTTTACAATTTATTGACCAATACCTTGTGTTTTACGATATTCAGCGTATCGCTGTCTATCTTCTGGTTTGGTCATGTCTAGTTTACTAATGTCTAAGTTTTTGCCAGCACCTGATTCACCAACTTTTGATGTGGTACCTGATCCTGCTGGACCGGCCGCCACAAAATGTGGGTTAGCAGTCATAAATTCCTTGACCAGGCTGTCAATTGTGAGATGTGTTCCATCTTCACCATATCTAGTCTGACCTGTTTTTGCATCTACTACCTCTACATCACCTGACTCATTCAGTCTAACTTGGTTTTTAAGCAGTTGGACCACTTGAGCGGGAGATATAGCACGATATTTAGATGCCGTATCTACAAGAGCACCATCAACCTTGATGGTTTCAATCTGACCCTGTAAAGTTCTGATAGTGGTGTCTTTCTTGTCCACTGTCTCTTTAAGGATCTTCTCAAAATCACCTTTGGCTTTGAGACGGTCTTCTCTTTCTTTTTCCTGTTTTGCAGTAAGTTCTTTGTATGTGTCAATGTCAACGCCTTCATATCGCTTTTCAAACTTTCTCCGTTCTCTGGCAATACGATCAGCAACGATCTTGTCCACATCGCTCTGGCTGAACTTTTGTTCCTGAGTTGTTTCTTCAGAAGCGACCGCTTCTGTTTCTGTTGCTTGAGCCTCAGTTGGCTCAACTGTGTTTTGTTCCACTTCAGTCATAGTGTAAAACCCTCCTTTAAGGTATTATTTCCAGCATTAGTGCTGTGTTAGTGTTATTTAGTCTTCTTAAGACTGGCACGGGCCTTGATCAAACCCTCTTTGTCCTGTTGTATGATGATGGGCACCGGTGCCTGGTTGTGGCCGCCCTTGGTGTGGTCTGGATGGCTCCAGAAGTATATGCAGTGTGGTGAGTGTTCCATGTAGGCACATATGAAATCCATTTCATCAATGTCTGTCTCTGGTAGCATCTGATACACCACTGCGTCAAAGTCTGCGGAAGTGTGCCTGTGCCAAGTGGCATCTCTGGCTTTGATTCCTTCCCAAGTGAAAGGTACGAAATCTATACGGCCAGAATGGAATGACTGCAGGCTCCATGGGCATACCTGCTGGATAGATTCAAAGTATTCCAACCAATCTATTTGCGCCATTGATTTACCAAATCAAACAATGTTTTCACTTTCTCTTCCAACACCTTGATCCTGTAGTGTGATTGTGCTAGTGTGACTATCAAGATTATGAAGCCTAGTAATACAGGCCATAGTTTAACTAATAAATCTATGGCCTCTATCATGCTTAACCTCTAGATCTTTTTCGAGATCCTGCTCTCTTTGATTTTTTCTTAGATGATTTTGATGATTTTCTCATATGATGTTTTGGCATCGCAGTCTCCTTTTACAGTGGCCCAAGTCCCTCTTTGGGCCTGATTGATTCAATCAACTGTATTTAGTTAGACCCAATCTATCTTGATATAGGCTTCATCAAATTTTTTGTGCCATTGATGTGTGTTGCAGTGTTCTACACAGTCGTATGTGCGATCTGGTCTGCGTTGGCAGTGTATGTCATGACCAAAATATTTTTCAGCCAGGTCCTTGAACCATTTCAAACTGAGGTTGCTACGATGCAACATGGCTTCTGTGAAGTCCTGCAGTTGTTTGTTGTTGCCTTTCATTGTGTGGTTGATCTTGTCTTCCAACATTAGCAACAGCTCACTGACTGTGTACACCTCACCATTGCGTGGTCCTGTCTTGTGTCTCAATCTGTGGGTTCTTGTCACAAATCTTTTCTTCTGCATCTGATACTTGCCATTTCTCTGTTTGACCCTTTTCTTCTGTGGATACCATTCAAATGATTTTGACATATAATCTGATCCATCTCGCATTATATGATTGTGGGCTATGAGATCACCACCCAGGTTGTAGATCTGGTTGCTGAGATTTTCAAATGCGTCGTGGATGTCTTCCTGTGTGTAAGGTGGCACAGGTCTGATGTTAGTGGATGTTAGATTTGCTTGATGCGGGTTTTGATATACTGATCTTGTTGCTTGTATTTTCATTTTATTTTTCCTTCTGGTTATTCGTTGCTTCTTTATCCTTAATTGCCATATGTCTCTTTATTTTACAAAATATATTTAGCAAAGTCAAGTAAAAACCCCTCTGAAATGGCTTATAACAGAGGGGTTCTACTATGTCAATACAAATAGAGTAAATGCAAGAGCGATGAGTTATAAAGCAGGGAGCATTATGCCAAATGCTCTTGCACAATGTTATTTATCTCATCTCTATTATGTCACCCACAGATCCGTCCGGTCGGATCTGGACTGAATAGGTTTTGTCACCTATGATCCTAACATCATGGGTGTTATACACCGCATCTGGATTGCCTTGGGGGCTACAGGTATAATTCTTTTGCATCTCTTCCGTACATACCAACATATCCTGTATTGGCGTGACCACATCTTTGCAACCACCCAATAACAAACTGCAAACCAACAGTATCATAGGCCTCCTAATATCATTAAATTGTTTACCACTGCGCCTGCCTGTAGGAATATGGATCCTATCAACCAATTGTCCCGATATTTCTCAGGTAATTTCCTAGTGGTCATTTCGTGTAGTATGTTTCTGGCCACAAAGAATGTCACAACTGTCACAGGTTCTGGTGCCACTCCCAATATGGGATTCATTTCTGCCAATCCGGCACCCACACCCACAATGGTAGTGACGGCATCTGCCACACTTAAACCATGGAATATGTTCTGTCTAGTTTCTTGTTGTTTGGTCAGTTCATCTGCTCGGGCTATGCCAATTGATGCCACACCTATTATGATCCAATATATGATCAACAATGTGATTGTAGTCTTACGAAGCATTTGATTTAACCTCAATTCTGCCATCTGGATACAGTTCCACAGTGTATTCATTGTTGGCTACTGATACCTGTTCATAAACTTTGAGAGTTTTGATGCCTTGGTTGTTCCATTTGTATAAGGGTTTGAGGTTGCTGTCATTCAGACCATGGTAGTAATTGAAAGGTTGTTTCTTGACCTTGATTATCACGCCATCTTTTTGTTTTTTACCTAATGTCATACTGCCTCCTCTACTTTTTCATAGTCTTTTGACCAAACAATGGCTTGCATCATTTTGCCCCAGCATTCATAATCCTGTACCATCTGCTTAAATTCCGGAAACTGTTGATTCCAACTGTGATACCTGTCATCTTTCATAGATATTATCTTGTTGCCATTACGGTTGTATCTCAATTGAGAATATATACTGCGTATGTTGGCAAACTGATCACTATTCATATTGGCCATTACCCAATCTATATCAGGTGCTCGATAATTGTATTTCTGTTCAGCCTCATGGCACCATTGTTTCACAGCATCTATATCAAGTTCAATTGATGATTGCCATATGGCCAGCAAGTCAGTTTCTGGATCATGATCATATGACCATGTGGGTTGATTGCTGGTCCTTTTAACATAATCATTCATTTCATCAAATGTCTGTATTATTGTTTTCAGTTTTCTCATTATGCCTCCTCTCTTCCATTAACTGGATTGCCATCATCAAAAACTGATATTTTTTCCATTTGCCATTGTGCAGAATATCTGCCAAACTTGTTGATCAACTCATCCAATTGCTCCGTGGTTAAACTGGATTTGGGCCAAGGTATATCAATACCTTGTTGGTTAGTTTTTTGTCTTTGTAAGCCTTGCAAGATTGT